CTAATGCAGCAAAAGAAACAAATATTCAACAAAGATATGAAATGCTGAAACAATTTGTTGAAGAAGGTGGTGGTACATTGAGAGTGGGTAAAAATGGAATTCAATTCGCACCTAAATCAATAAAAAATAATGCAATAAAAAGTCCTTTTGCTGGTGGTGGAACTCAAGGTAAAACACAATTTGGTGGAACTGTTGGTAAATAAAAAATTAAAACCCGAAGAAATTCGGGTTTTTTTGTAACATATATTCTAAATTTTTCGTATAATTGCAAAAATATATGTTATGATAATTAGAAATTTTGAAGGAAAGAAATATCGTAGAACCTATATTGGTGGTACGAAAGAAAAGGAATTTGAAATCTTTTTAAATGTGCAAGGCACAAAAGAAGATAATTCTGAATGCGACTGGTTAGAATATAGAAGAATATTTACAGAATATTTTAACGATAAACTTCATGTACTACTTTCATGGAAAACATTGATGTTGGAATTAAGTTATTTCTTTTTGATTCTCAGCATATTGTCACATAAAAATATGTTTCTATTTTTCATATTAATTGGTATTGGCATTATACTACAAATCATGGGTCGTATTTTGAGTTTCATAATAAATCGTCATTCAATAAATTATGATATTGGTTTGAGTATTACGTTAAGTGAAATTCAAAAACAAACTGGATTTCAATTAAGTAAAAACTAAATCAAGTCACATGGCTTTTCATATGCATCAGTATTTATAAGAAAATTACATTATGGAATACGATGATAACAAACTAAAGCTGATTTTTGTTTTAAAAATTGGATACAATTCCAAAGATGAGGGATTATATGAGTTCATATTTTCATTAGACCCTGAAAATATTGATATTGAGAGTTGGCTTTGGGATATTTCACCTGCTTGTGATAATGCAGTACCACCAACAGAAGAATATATCAATAAGATAGTTAGTCTTAAAACAAGTTCTTTCGATTTGTTTTGTCTACACGAAGCAGTTGATAGAGAATATATGCATGGCTATCATACTATTCACGCATTGGCATATGAAATAGAAAGAGAAGTTAATGGTGAGGGTTTCGGTGATTATGAAAAGATGTTTGAAAAAAATAATGAAGATGTTCCATTATTGGTTTTTCATTACGGCATGACACTCGCACAAATAAAAAATTTATTTGATGGTAGAAAAATCATATTAAAAAACAATGAGTTTGTTGAAACATCTTCAATAAAATTTTAAGTTCATCTCACCACTTGGGAGAAGGAAATCGAAGTACACTACGTCTAGATATGTAGTGTACTTTGCTGTTTTATATCACATAAGTATTTATTATAAATATTTATAAATGAGTGTGAAGAAAAATCAAGATATTATTCCAGATGACGAATCGCAATTTCCCGACCACATACCCGTACTACCATACGATATTCAAAGAGAAAAGGAAAAAAAAGCAGTTAAAAAATTAGCTGAAGAACTTCGAAAAAAATCTGGAAAAATTGAACTAGTTATCGTTACAAGAGACGGAATCGCAAAGAAAGCCAGTGAATTAACGATTTTAGAACAAGAATACGAATTTGTTCGTTGTGCCACAAATCCAATTTATTTTATAGAAACTTATTTAACAATATTTGACCAGACACGGGGTAAAGCTGGTCAAATTGTTAATTTTAAATTATTTGATTTTCAAAAAACATTAGTTGATACTTATGTAAACAACAGATTTGTTGTAGCTAATAAATATCGTCAGGCGGGTGTTTCGACAACAACTTGTGCATATATTGCGTGGTATGTAATGTTTAATCAAAACAGAAGCGTTGCTATTGTTGCAGATAAACTCGAAACCGCACGTGATGAATTAATGAATGATGTGGTTATGTTCATTGAAGGTTGTCCTGAATGGCTTAGACCAAAAACTGGTAAAGAATCTGATGATAAATTCAAGGACACTCAAAAACTAAAACGCTATGATAATGGTTCATCATTAGGTGCGTTTTCTTCAAGAGGTCTTCGTGGTTATACACCCACATTACTTTTCTGGGATGAAACCGCATGGACAGAAAAGGGTGATAAATTTTGGACATCAGCTAAACCAACACTTCAAACAGGTGGTGCAGCAATCATGGTATCAACACCTTCTGGTCTCGATGCAGTATTCTATAAAACATTTGATGGTGCACGTAGAGAAGAAAATAATTTCAAAGCGGTTGAGCTTTGGTGGTATAACGACCCAAGATATAACAAAGAATTATCTTGGTTAAAAAATAAGGGTAAGGAAAATGAAAAAAGGTTAGTTGACCAAAATTGGAGCAATGAAACCAGAATTCAAATGATGGATGATGGTTGGGAAGCCAGTAGTCCTTGGTTTGAAGACCAAGTTAAGGATGCAAACGGTGACATGCGTAAAATTGCACAGGAATTACTTTGTGTTGGAAAAAATTCGATGATTACCGTTAGAAATAAAAATAGTGGAATTATCGAAACCATTAAAATTTCTGATTTATATGCGAGGTTCGAAGAACAAAATAATTCTTGCGAGTATTTATCTAAAAATATAATACTTATGGATAAGACCATACTAATAAAACTTTTAAAATCGATTGAAAATCTAAATCAATATTTTATAAAAGGTGGGACATCGAAATTTAATAAAGACTATCCCAATTTATTGAATTTAATTAATGCATATACGTATGATATACAAAAATATAGCTCAAATAAAATTTTAGAGGCGAAGATTAAATTTTTAATAAAATATAATGGGGATATAAATTTAATAACGGAGAATAATCAAATATTAATATTTGATAAAAAAAGTAAAATTTTCAAGATTGCTAATATAAATTCAGCACAAAAGCAGTGGAATGCATGTAATAAAGAATTAAATGAAATTAAAAATCTTTATGATGAAGAATTAACTAGAGAGATACTTAAAAACGATTATAAAAAATACTACGGTAAATCTGGAAATAGGAGATTATTAAAGGATGATAAAAAATTATATTTGAGTTTATATTCACATACTCAAGAATTTAATAGTCTTAATAAAAATTTAAATAAATTTTCTTATAGATTATTTTTCTTCGTTAATAAAATTAACATTTATTGTGAAACACATAAAAATTTGAAATTTTGGAAGATGAGAAATAATGAAATTATTGTATTATGTTCAAAATGTAATCCAAGATACCCTTCAAAAGAATGGTTTCAAAAAGAATATGGAAGTGAGTGGGAAACGCATGTAGATAAAAGAAAAGAAAAATTGAGTGAAATAAAAACGAATAGTAGAAAATGGTATATTGAAAAATATGGTATTTCAGTAGGCGTTAAAAATTATGAAAATAGTGTTGAAAGGAAAATGAATATATTATCGAAATTAAAGGCAAATAAATTCAGTGTCATATCTCAAGATTTGTTTTGGAGTATATATGAATTATTGGAGAGAAAAGAAGATATATATTTTCACGATTTAAATCAAGAATTTGTTTTAAGAATTCCACCTGAATATAATTATGATAATACGGTAATGATGTTTGATTTTAAACAGGGGAATAACATTATTGAATATAACGGTAATTATTGGCATTCATTTGAAAATGATGAAAAAAGATATAAAATATTGAGGGAAATGGGTTATAACTTAAAAATCGTAACATCTACAGAATATAATAGAAATAAAAAGGATTTAAAAATAATTAATGATTGTATTAAATTTTTAACATGTTAATTAATACCGAGTATGAGATTTTAAATAGCTCAAATGAATTTGTTGACTTCCTTGGAATTGAAAAATCATTTAAAGAAATTGGTTATAAAATAACGTTAGAAAACGATTTTTCGATTGTGGTTAGTGGAGACCATATATTTTTAGCCAATGGTTGTGATATGTATGCAAAAACATTAATACCTAACGTCTCATATTTAACAACTAGCGATGGCGATTTTTATGTGAAATCCGTAGAAATTGTAGATGAATCTGAGTTTTATGATATTGTGGATTCTAAAGATTGTGACTATTACGCAGATGGCTTTGTAAATCACAATTGTTCGTTTTTGGGTTCAGGTGATAACTTCATTGCTGAAGAATATCTTTTACGTATACAAGAACATGAAGTAACCACACCTATTCGTCAGGAATACATGGACTTAAATATGTGGATATGGGAAGACCCAATTGTTGGTGAAGATTATATTATGGCAATAGATGCGTCACCGGGTCATGGTGAGGATAATTCAACAATTAATATCCTGAAAAACACCGAAATTATTGAAGAAAAGGTTATTACCAAAGGTGATAAAGTAAAAAAAGTTAAAATAAAAAAACATAAACTATTACAAGTTGCAGAATATTATGGAAAAGTTGTTCCACAAGTACTTGCCGAAATCGCATATCAATACGGTAGACGATATAATAATGCATATACTATTGTAGATGTCACTGGTGGTTATGGTGTTCAAAGTATCGAAAAACTTTTAGAGTTTGGATACCAAAATGTGCATTATGCAGAGGTGACACATAAGCCAACCAGAGATAGATTAAGTGGTTATGTGAAAAGAGGGCAAAAAGTAATGCCAGATGGGGTGACAATTAATGTGGATTTAATCCCCGGATTCTTCATTGGTAATAATCGTGCATCAGTGGTACTTGAAATGCAAAGAGCTATTCATATGGAAGACGTTATTATTAGGTCAATTAGATTATTGAATGAGTTAAAGACATTTGTTACTGTTGCAGGAAATCGAGTTGCAGACCATAAACGTAGCTTCCATGATGATAGTATTATGGGACTTTCAATTGGTTTATATGTTGTTAATTTCGACATGGCAAGATATAAGCAAAGTAAAGGTGTTACCGAAAAATTATTAAATTCTATAATTACTCTTAACGATATCGATAATATAGAAAAAACAAGAGGTATAAAAAACAAACCAATGATTTCACCAAACAGTGCATCACATCTGAATTCCTATATTGCAAACTCTTGGCTATTTAATGGCTTGAAAGATAAAAACAAAAGATAGAATGTATTTATAGTTAAATCAACTTTTGCGAAAAATTAAAGTATTTATAAAAAAATATAAAAAATTATAAAATGGCTGAACAAGAAAAAAAGGGTACTATATATCAACAACTTAATAAGTTGATGAATCTTGATGGAATGGGATTTCAAGATGCACAACCATCTATATCACAAAGCACACCATCGAAAGAAGCTAAAGTGGTTATTAAGGGTAATACTCCAGAAGAAATTCATAGAAAAGGATTAGAGTTAGAACAAAAACGTGAACTCCAGAATAAATTTTTTAGAACAACCGATAGAGGGTTTCAAAAGGCATTACAATATGAAGCAGCCAGACTTCCAGCATATATGGATTATGAAGGTATGGAATATTACCCAATTATTTCTTCGGCATTAGACCTTTTCATGGAAGAAGCCACAACCATTGGAATTAATGGAAAAATGTTAAATATATATTCAAATAAGGAAAGAATAAAAACATTATTAGAAGAATTTTTCTTCGATATTGTTAATGTAAATGTTAACCTACCTTTCTGGGTGAGGAATACTGTAAAGTATGGCGATAATTTCGT